ATTCTCTACCTTCTCTTGTTGAATAAAGAACTTCTAAATATTCAATAGCTTGGTTTTCGGAACAATCGTATTCTTTTTTTAATAAATCAATTATAAATTGTTCGTATTTATCTTCTGATTTTCCTTTTATGTATTTCAAAAAGTATTTACCTTTTGGAATAACACTAATATACAACTTATACATTTCTTTTGGTTGTAGAGTTTGTGTTAAGGGTAATAGAGATGCTACCAACTCAACCCATTCAGGTTTCATTGATAGAAATCTATTTATCATAAAATTACTCCAAGTCTTAATATCTTCATCAGATAGTTTATCGAAATACTTAGGGTCTTGTATGGTGGTTATTGCATTAATATGGTCAAACAATTTTGCTGCCATTATTCTATGATTTTTGTTTCTTGTAATTCTTGTGGTAATAAATCATTTAAAGGTTTACCACAACTTGCACATACATACAGTTCAATTGGCATAACTGAATCTTTTGGTGCACCTGTTAACAATCTACTAATTTTTTTGAATCTATAACCTGGTAAGAAAATCTTTCCACCACATTCACAATCCATATCTCTTGCATCATTTAAATTGAAATTAGGTGGTAATTGGTTCATTTGTTGTTCCATTATTTTATAATATTTAAAATTTGAATAATTGTGCTCATAAACACTATTTCTTTATCTACTACTAATGCGTCTTTTGATAATCCATCTGCAATTGTCAAAATAACATTTGCTACATTTCCGGTTGCATATTCATCAACTTTGTCGTATAACATTGTATACATTTCGGAGTAGTCATTTAGTTTGTTATCTGCTACGGCCTGTCTTGTTGCCATAAACACATTTCGTTTGTCATCATTTGATTTTAATAAATCAATAAGTTTAGTTGCAAAGTTTGATTCAACCATAATTTTGTGGTCTACTTTTAATTCACCTTTTGCAGATTGTAACTGACAAGTATTAAGTATTCGTCTGATGTCAGGATAATATGAATTAATCACATCAGCCATATTCTTTGGTTCATACTTAATCTTTTCAGCATCTAATATCTTTGCTACCTGAACTGCTACATCCTTTTTAGTCGGAGGGGTGATTGCGAAAGACTGACATCTACTTTGAATAGGGTCAATGATTTTCTCAATGTAATTACACGTTAAGATGAAACGACAATGTTTGCTGAATGTTTCCATTAAGTTTCTCAAAATCGCTTGTGCTCCCGGTGTCATATAATCAAACTCATCTAAGATGATTACTTTGAAACCCGCAAATCCAACCGATGATGCAAAGTTCTTAACTTTCGTTCTTACGGTATCCACATTATTTTCATCCGATGCGTTGATAATCATATAATCGCATTTGATTGTGTTTACGATTAACTTTGCAAGTGTAGTCTTACCAGTTCCTGCTTTTCCGTATAACAACAAATGTGGTATATCATTTGCGTCTAAATACTGCTGAATTGTTTCTTTAATAGTTTCATTACCAACATAGTCAGCAAGAGTTTGTGGGCGGTATTTCTCCACCCACAAGCTATGTTCTTTTTTATTGTTTTCGTTTGCGAAAAAACTCATATTATTTTCCTGTTGAACCGAATCCGCCTTCGCCTCTTTCGGTGTTATTTAATTCTTCTACTTCGTAAAATGTTACCGGTGGATGTGGTATAATCATAATTTGACAAATTCTATCACCAACTTTATAATTATCCAATGCATTATTACTTACTCCCTGTATTTTCTTAAAAGTAGCTTGTATTTCACCTCTATATCCACTATCAATTACACCAACCGAATTGCTTAAAAATAGGTGGGTTTTTCTGATTGATGAACGAGGGAATACCAATCCTACAAATCCTTTTGGGATTTCCATTGCAATATCCGTTCCGTATGTAATAGAATCCAATGTTTCGTTTATAATTTTGGTTGCTACCATATCCATACCCGCATCACCATCTTTTGCATAACTTGGAATCACTGCGTCTGGACTAAGCTTCTTTATTTTTACTAACATTTTCTCTTTCTTTTTTTGTTTCTTCACTAATTGGTCTTGGGAAAATTCTAAAAGACATTCCATTTTGTTGGAAGTTTAATCCTTCTCCTTCTTTTGGTTGAATTTGTAAAGCCAATGGTGTAGCAGTTTCTCCTTCATTTGAAAAAGCAAATACTACTGGTTCATTGTTAAAGAATTGAAAACACCATTCTGCGTCCGTAATTGGTTGTGCTTCTGGTATTGTAACACTACCTTGTGGTTCTAATACTTCTTGTGCCATTTTGTCTATTTCCGCTCCTAATGTTGTTTCTAACATTTCTTTTGTTTGTTGGTCTGTCATTTTATTAATTTGAAATTTCTACTAAATAATATTTACATACAAAATCATCAATTTGGAATTCAACATTTGATAATCCGTCAGTTGAAACTTTTAATTTTGCTGATGTTGCTTCTTTGTTTGCTGTTAAGATTTCTTTCAAATACTTTGCTGAGAAAGAAATTGGTTTTACCGTTTCTGCGTAATCTTTTTGTGCAGTGAATGTAACTCGGTTTGTAGAGATAGAAGAATAACCAATTGCCATCTTCAAATCACCACCTTCGGTAAAGATTGTGAAAGTATCTACATCACTCAATGCACCCTTTGCTTTGATAAATTTATCAATCATATTAGATGCCATATCGATTGAAATACCAAAATCAGGCATTGCTTTCAAATCTGGAACAGGAGGAATAACTCCTAAGTCTGCCAACTGATAAGATGTTTCGGTTTCGTCAGAAGATAACTTCAATGATACCGATTTTTCACCTGCTTTGTCAACTTTTAATGTTAAGTCGTTATCTAATACACCAATCATATTTTTCAATAATGATGTTGTATAAATACCAACACTCATTGGAGTAGATGTATACGCATTGTATTCTACTTCACCTAATAGGGTTTTGTCGTCTGAAATGAAACGAACTGATAATTTTGTTCCGTCTGCGTTCCAAGCTACTGATTCAATAAGTCCACCTAATGAATACTTTTGAATGAATTTTAATAAATTGTTTTTGTTCATGTTTTAAATTTTATTGTTTGTTAAATATAAGATTATTTTTTTAAATTACCAAATTAAAATGCAAAAAACTTCTTTGCTGTTTTTGTATCTGCGGTGACTTTATCCCACTTTAATGCGTTATAAAAATCATCCAATTTATTTTCTAATTCTGCTTCGAATATTTTATTTCTGTCTATATAGTTTTCAACGAAGTCCATAATTTCCTTTGGGTCATTGTAATCTTTGAATGCAAGTGTTTCTAATCCTAATGGATTTGTTTTAAGATATACCCATTTTACTTTATCACCATCTCTGATTGGTTCGTGCTTATACGGACAATTAAAGAACTTTAACAATCGGTTATATCCTATTCCGGCTTTAACGTGTGCAGGTGTTCCTTTCTCAAATGTTGCAATAGATGAACCAGTTTTCCAACTACCATCATCATATTTGCTCAATTCTTTGATTGCTCCACCTTTTGCTATTACATTTACAGGAAGTGTTGGTAAGCTTTTCTTAAAGGTTAATAATGTATCATCAATATAATCATTATCTTTACCCATCAGAATATCCTTTAACATTGTAGACATAAACTTTTGGAATGCTTTGGGAAACGAAGAACGAACTACATCCAATCCCTTTACATCTAACTTATCACACGGAATACCATTTTTCAAAATCATCCATTGTGCATATCTTTTCTTTGCTACCCAAAATCCTGCTTTACTGATATATTCCTTTTTGATTTCAAATCTATGTTTCTCTTTTGGAATAAAGAAAAATCTCTCTGCCAATAAATCATAGAATGAATTTAAAAATGATTGAGTTTCCTCTGCAATGGTGTTTACCTCTTGTGCCATTCTGGTTTCATCAAACTCTTTATATTCTGGGTATCTGTGTTTTACTAATGGTTCTGCCATCATATAGATTGAGTCGGTATCAATATAAACATTGTAGTCATCCGTTGTTCCTAATTCTTTCCAATATTTTCTATTTGCCATCTCAGCCGTTTTTTTAATTACGACCTGGCCCGTTAGTGTCACCGCCTCTGCGTTATCCACATCATAGAAACGAAATGCCGGCAAACCTAATACACCATACATTGAGTTCAAAAGAATTTTTTGAACGTGTTGTCTTTTACCATAGAACTCATATAATTCCGTATTCTTTTCCTCACCATATTTCTTTTCTAATTTACGATATTCAACCCTCTTTTGAAACCATGTGTTTAGGATATCCGCAATCAAACCTGGTTTATCTTGCATATAAAGAACCCCATTAGCTGCTACACCCAAATTACTATCTTTGATAACTTCTTCTAATTCTTGCTTGCTATAATCGTAAATATCACCATCCTTACCCACTAATCTATAACCATCTTCACCACCTTTGATATATTTCTCCGCATCCCAATTCTCAATCTTACCAATCTTTGTTTCAGGACTGATGTTTAGAGTCATAATAATTGATGGGTATAGAGATGTTAAGTCCAAATCATAAATCCAATCATACTTACCAACGATAGGTTCTTTTACATATGCTCCGATAAATTTTTCTTGGTCATTATCTCTTAATGCCTGCATTCTTTCTTGTCTATCTTTTGGTTTGTTGGTTGCAACCATACCTTTTGTTTTAAGATATGCTAAACAAGCTCCTTCTAACCACTTTGATGAATATATGTAATCCTCATACGGAACATAACCAGCGTGACATATCGCTCTACACAAATCAATGAATTTTAATTTCTCATCCATTGAAACCACTAAGTCCACGTCGACAATGTTATACTCAATAAACTTTTCTAAATCGTTTACAAATAAGTCATCCAAACTACCTTCATACTCAACCTTACCTCTACCCAACTCTTTTGTTGCGATGTGATTTAATGTGTATGAACTTTCTAAACCAAAATTGTATTGTTTGTATAAGTTGATGTAATCCAATATTGCTACACCACCGAAAGACCATTTTTCTCTGTATGGTGAATAGAAACATTGTCCGATACGTGATAATCTTTTTGCATGACTCTCACCACACACATTTTTAATTCTATTATACAAATATGGAATATCAAAAAAATCTATATTCCATCCGGTAAGAATAGTCGGGTCAATTTCCTCGTAATAATTAAGGAAAGCAAGTAAGAGATTTTTCTCGTTATCGAAAATGTGAAGACTAACTTCTCTCCCATCTTTACTAAAGTTTTTGGCATTGTTTTTTACTTTTCGTTCTTTATCTAATACAAATACATCATATAGTTTACTTGCACTATCATGCGCAGCGATTGCTGTCAATTCATTTTGAGCTTCTCTTGTATTCGGTAATCCTGTTATCATTTCGACCTCAATGTCAAAAGTCAAAACTCTATGACCTGTTGAGGGAATATCACTATCGTAAATATCAACTAATACTCTTGTAGTTTCAGGAACATCTGACTCAAATAAATCATCGTTATCTTCCTTTTCCCACTTTGAAATACGGGTTAATCTTTCACCATTCATTGAAAGATGTTGTCCGTGTGGGTCTTTCCTATACGCATACTTTCGGTATGGCATTGTTTGATATCCCGACTTATCATCCCATAAATGGATTAAATTCTTTTGTCTCTCGTAGTATATATTTTGATACATATTTTATTTTTATCTTCCAACATCTGCTAAAAACTTAGCTTTCATTTCTTCCCAAGTTAAACCGATTGCGTCTGCATAGAATAACTTTTCTGGTTTCAATCTTCCTTCTTCGTGTAATTTAGAATATCGTCTGATTGCTTTTTCTTTCCACCATTTAATGGTATAATCATCACCTTGTGCAAACTTTGGTTTCATAATTAATTTATCTTCTTCAATTTTTCCACAAAGATAATCATTACCATTTTCATACATCGGTGCGAAGTAAACACCTCTCTTAAATCCATGATGATATGCATCAGATTTAATTCCCAATTCTTTGAATATTTGTCCTAATATTTTTTGTTTAACACCACTAACTGGGCCTGACTTATCTGCCGATGCTAATTCAATTTGGTCTCTATACCAATCTGCTCTATTCTCTTGTAACCAATGATGCCAAACATCATAAAACTTATCATCAGGTTTGATACTAATTTTACCTTTACTTTCACCCAATGTTTTGAAATGTGGAATACCATTGTATTGTGAATGAATACCATATAGAGATGTTGTTCCAACTGCTACTAATGTATTTTTGTATTTATCTTTCCACTCTTGTCTAAATGTAGGTGAGGTTGTCATTGCGGACACTAATTTACCACCCAAAAAGTTATATCCCAAAGGTTGAGTTGCGATGATTGATGTTCCGATTGCTGTACAATTTAATTTACCACCATTGAATTTGTCCTCTTTTGTCCAACCAATAAATTCATCTCTAACACCCAATGAAGTGATATCACTACCTAAACTAATAACACCTAATATCTTACCACTTACTCTATCTTTTACATATGCTTTAACATTACGACCTGGGTTTGGTGTGAATTCCATTGAACTGATTAACTTTCTAACATATGTCCATCTAGTTGCTTCGTCACCTTCTCCAACTAATTCAACATAGGGTTGCATCTTTTGAATTTCTTTGATTGTTCCCTCTTTGTCCATTAAATCTTTCGGTTCCCAAATCTTATCGTATTGTTGATGAAGTGCAGGAAGTAATTTCATACTTGCATGCAAATCTTCATTCCACTCTAACCACTTTTTATAAAGAGTTTGTTCTTGTACTGACATTGTAAATAAGTAATCCAAGTTTTCAATCAACTCTCGTTTACTTCTTTCAAAATCAAATGCGTCTGTTTTTTTAGCTTCGTTGCCTGTGTCCCAAAATTTCATATATCTAATATACTTAAATTATTTGATATTACCAACTTTATTTTATTTAACTTTTTTCCAGTTTTTGCTATACTAATTCTTTTTTTAGTTTCTTCTGACATTGGATTTTTATGTTTTTTTCCAGTTTTTGCTATACTAATTTTTTGTTTAGTTTCTTCTGAATGTGATTTTCCAAACATTCCATTTTTATCTCCATTCTGCAATCCAATATGTGCAATACTCATTTTTTTTCTTTGTTCAATTGTTCGTTTTGTTCCTATTTTTGATTCTCGTATTTTTTGTTTTGTTTCTTCGGAATGTGGTTTATGTTTTTTTCCTTTTTTTGCTTCACTTATTTTTCTTCGTGTTTCGTCAGAAAGTTTTCTTCCACACTGTGCCGCACGTTGTTTAATCTTATACGATTCACCACGTTTTATACCAATGGTTCCTTCACCACCATCCGTCAAATTTACTAAATTGCCCTCTTGTAAATCTTTTCTACCATAAAATTTAATCCAATATTTTTCTCGTTCACACGCTTCTTCCCATGACAAATTATCTTCAATAATGATAACTTCATAATCCGATTTGTTTACTATATTATGCCAATATTTAGTTCTTTGATTTTTTTTATTTGCTCTTTCGTAATTCGTATCACTACCAATACCTATATAAAAAAATTCATTTTTATCTAATCTTTTATGACCATATGTATATGCCATATTACCAAAATTTCGTTTTTATATCAGTTTCAGGTTCTATCGTTGTGTGATGTTGAATTGCTTTGTTAAATTCCTGTGTGTTTTTTGGATAAGGTCTAATTTCGTGCTTTAATCTTTTCTTTAAGTCTTTCTTTTCTTTCTTATCCTCACCCAATATTTGTATGTATCTGTGTTTTGGTGGTTCTTCCCTTCTCCAAAACTCTTTATAACCATCTTTTCCAATTGCTACTCTTAATGCTTCTAAATTACCACTACCCCACATAGAGAAAACCGTTCTACTATGTATCCATTTGTAAGGGTCATTTGATAGAGATATTCCGTAATTTGGCATCAATGCAATATCAGTATTCATTCCTTGATAAATCCAATTAGTTGCCTGATAAATACCACCCAAATGCTCTTGTCCGTTATCTGCATATGATATTAAAACTTTGATTGCTTTATCATTCTCTCTAAACCACTTAAACGATTGTCCTAATGCGTATGACTCAATATTTGAACCATACCCGTCATCACAATATAATCTTGTCAATTCTAAAATGTTATCTTTTGTAAGGCCTTCACAAACCGATGTTGATGCTCTTGCACCTACTGGAAATCCATAAACCAAACATCCAATTAGTTTATCACTATCACCGATTGCATTTACCTCATCCGTTTTATAAAATATTCCCAATGCGTATCTACACGCAGTCCATGCGTGAGTATAGTGTTTCTTAACTATAATTTCTTTTGCAACTGCCGAACTGATTTCTCTAACCGATACTCTACTCGTATCGCAATATAACTTATTTAACTCTTTCAATTGGTTCTAATTTTAATATTTCTTCGGTATATTTCTCTAATGTTTTTGGATATGGATACAAAGGGTGTTTTATATTTTTCAACAATTCCTTTTTATCTTTTTTATCTTTGCCCAAAATGTAGATATACCTATGTTTCTTTGGTTCTCTTTTTACCCAAAATGGTTTATCAATAAGTTCTTGCAATTTGAAAGGTGAGGTTGTTCCCCAATAAGGTGCCATAGTTCTACCATGTATCCATTTACCATCTTCTTCAAAACGAAAAGACCATGTGTCGTTGGGTCTAATACTTGTTCCTTGATATAACCAATTTGTTGCCTGATATATTTGTCCTTTATGTCCTTGCACAGGGTCGGAGTATGATATCAATGCTCTTATTTGTTTTGCGTTTTCTTTTAACCATTCAAAAGACTTTCCGACAAACCAACTTTCAATGTTACAACCGTATCCGTCAAATACAAAAAGTCTTACCAATTCCATCACTTCCGTTCTATTCAATGTTTCACTTATAGATACTCCACAATGTCTACCTATTGGGTCACCATAACAAATTACTCCAATTAGTTCCTGATTTACTCCACCAAAAAATTTATGTTCGGTGTCGTTTTCGTAGAACAAACCCAATGCGTAACTAACTTTTGTCCATTGTTTTGAATAATGATGTTTAACAATTATATTCTTTGCAACCGACTTTTCTATTAACCTTACACTAAACTTGGAAGTATCACAATATTGTTTATCTTGTACTTTCATATGGCCACTTAACCATGTGTTTCCACGTTTCGTTTGTAACTATTTTTTTAATGTTTGC